GCGCCTGCGGTGAGTGCAGTTTGAGCGGTCGAGTCGTCGTCCCAATACGCGTCGACGCTTGCAGACCATGAGGCCAGCCCCACCTGATACGTGCGAGCAGAATCGCCCATCACGCTGTCTTCAATCGTGTCCGCGGTGCTTTCGAGCGACCAACTGCGGATCTCTGCAACCGCATCTGTACCCACATGCACGGTGCCGTCGCTGCCTCTATGATTCGCCATTTTCTATCTCCTCAGTTATGGCTTCGTTTTCGTCGGCAGCGCGCTGCCATCCTTTGGATATCAGGAATTCGGCCTGATGTTCCCAGACCTCAATCTCGGAGCCGTTTCGCTCCAATGTGATTCGATTGCTCATGCTGCTGCCTCGATGTCGTTTTCGGCGGTCTGGTAGTCGATGGTCACGCTGAGACTTGCAACAGTGACAGGCTGATCGCCGTCCTCTGTGTGGCTTGCAGAAAAGCTCACCACGCGCGTGTCGCGTGCATTGCCACCGCGCGTCCGGTCCGTGTACAGCGCCTCCTCGATTTCGACGCACGCGGTATCAACCACGTCATCAGCCGTCGCGCCGCGTGCGTAAATCTCAACCGTGAGCGTGAGCGTGCGCAGTAGCACTCGCGGCGGCTGAATCGTGCTGGCCTCGATGGTCTCGTCGTTTGTGTAAATCGCGAGGCCAGGTAGCTTCCCAGTCGCCAGCGGATACACGCGACTCGCAAACACATTCGAGCCGGTGGTGGTTAAACCAGTCAGCGTCGTCACCACGTTGTCGCGAATACTTTGGCGAACGTGCGCCATGCTATGGAGCCTCGAGGACTAGCTGCGTCATGCCGGTGCCGTCGTCCATCACCACGCGCACTGTGTAGGTCACGCCGCCTATTGCGAACGTGTCACCTTCAGCAGCCGTGGATACATCAGCCGTGCGACACGTCACTCGCGGGTGGCTCATCACGACAGAAACCGCACCGCCCGTGTCGATCTCTTCATGCTCTTTTTGAAAGAGCGCGGTCAGCGTCGCCGCTGATCCCCCGGTCGGAGTCCACGTACCGCTCTCGCCAAAATCCGCCAACAACGCGCTGCGATCTGTCGCACTTTCGACCATCGATTAGTCAACTTTCTTGCGCGGCCGTCCACGCTTTTTAGGCGCAGCGCCAGCGTTGCGGTCAGCCGTTGCGGCAGGCTTGTCGATGGGCATGATGCGCCCGGTTGCCATGAGTTCTTTCGCCTCAGCGTCTGATACTTCAACGACATCACCGAGCGCACGCGGCTGTCGATCAATTACGCATCGCTTCGTAACTTGGTATTGCATAGGTTCTCCAGAGGGTCAGGGGCGCATGTGCGCCCCGTCCCCTTGGTCTACTCGTTAGCCGTCGTTACCGAAAGCGAACGACACTGCATGACGTACAGCAACGTCCACGCTTTGCAGCGCGACGATGCGTTGCGTACCTGCAGTTGCGCCCGTTGATGTGTCAACAATGATGTCGACACCGCTGCCAAAGAACCCAACCAGGCAGTCGGCAAAATTGCCGAAGTACAGGTTCCCCGCAGTACATTGGGCTGAGACGATAGCGTTATAGCCAGCAATCGAGCCGTCATTCTCGACCACGAACTGAGCCGTGTTGGTGGCTTTTTCCGTGGTCTTGAGAGCGCCATACATAGCGGGAGGCACGATGTAGCTCAAATTTCCGAGCAACGCGTTGTCTTCGCTCACGGCTGTTTGCAACGTCACCACCTCGGCGAACGTCGGATTCGCAGCGGCGAAATTCGTCACAGTGTTGACGCCTGTCTGATTCAGGATGCCGGTCGGTTGACCAGAAGAACCTGAACCTTCCAGGGCGGCCTTGTCGATGGCGATAGCTATCGCAGTCGTCAGGTCGTCGCGGATCAACCGGTCGACGTCTTCACTGGACTGAATCAGCAACTGACGCGTCACGTCCGTGTATGCGCCAAGCGTTTTCGGAGTAAGCGAAACGGTGGCGAGCGTCATTTCAGACTCGCTGGTTGCGCCACCTTCCGAGCTTACCCACCCGGCAGAAGCGCCAGCGGATTTCCGCGGAATCTTTACGTCACCGCTCAACCCGGTCAGCGTGGTAGCACCCGCAGCCATCACCGACGATGCATTGCGCAAAGCGTCGATGAACTGGTCTCCGCGGTAGTCGTCGGTGATGATCGCCGAATCGTCCGAACTGTTCATATCCCGCACAAGTACGCTGTGCGGCATCAGAACGCCCTGTGCGGCCCTACCGGATCGTTGGGCGACTGCCTCGCTCACCTCAAACTCATACGCTGCGGCTTCCTGCGCACGTCGGTCTGACGGATTCACCATCGCGCTGATGGCACGCGCGAGATTGAAGCGCTTTTTGTCTTTTGCCGACAAATCAATGTCTGCATCGTTGGCAGCAACGAGTGCCTGCGTTTCGATTTTCGTCAGAAGTGCGTCGCGGAATGCGTCGACCTGCTGCCCGGCCTGGATGGCCTCGCGAGCCATGTCGACCTGGTTGTGGCGAGCGCCGAGTTCCAGGATCTGCGCGACCTGTTTCTGTGCTGCTTTCTGCGCATCGGCCAGGGCTTCAGCGCGGACAGCGTCCATGTCAATTGCGTTGTTGTCTTCAGCCACGATGGCCTCCGTGTGTTGTGTTTCAGGTGTGTTGATTTCTGTTTGATTACTGCGACCGACGCCAACGATGTCACTCGTATCTGCCGGAATGCTGACAAGGCTGGCCTCGAGGGGCCGCCATCTCGTGGCGACAAAGTCGTCGCCGTTTCCTTGCCGTTCGAGCTTGTCGATGCTGTAGCCGACCGAGATATTCGTTCGGATACCGTCTTCGACATCTCTCAAAATGCTGGTGGCTAACTCACCTCGTCCAAGGCGAGCCGTCGCGCGGAGTCGCCGCGCTTCTCCATCCAGTTTCACGCTCTCAATGACCCCAATCTGCTGACTGGGATCGTGATCCAACAACAAAGGCGCACGACCGCTGGAAAGGAACTCCAGGTCGATAGCGCCTTCGCTGTGTTCCAGGATTTCGTTACCAAAACTGCGCGCGACCGGTTGCTCGCTGCTGATCGACATTTCGATGCGTCGCGCCTCAACGTCAACGCCTCGCGGCTTGATCTCAGCCAGCCGGTGCGTCAGCGTCGCGGTCATATCCCGCGCCTCGGCTTGCTCGTCAGTCTCAATCTCTATTGTTTGCGGTTGTGTCATTCTTCGTCTCCGTCAACGCCATCTGCGTCGACCGGCATCTTTTGAACACCGAACGGCTGAAGCGCATATGTGATTCCGAATTGCGCGGCGAGATCTCGGTCTCGCGCGATTTGTGCTAACAGGTCTTCGCTGTCGCGGCCGTAATGGGAGGCAGCGTCGTCGAGCGATTGAATCCCGGCCTGCATGCCTTGGATGAGCGCTTGGCTTTCCTTGAGTGGGTCCACCCAGGACCACGTACGTCCTCGAAACATCGACGCATCGGCAAATCGCTGGAACTGGCGCAGCGGAATACCGAAGGAGTTCAGTTCCATCGCCGCACCGAGCCAGGCGAGATACACCGGCCGCACCATGTGATCGATCAGAAACGCCTGAACGCCGCGGTACATATCACGTTCTTCCAAGGCACCCTGGCGGATGCTCGAGTACGACGTACTCTCGAGGTCGTTATTCAATGCGTTGTAGGTAACGCCTAAACCGCTTGCGATCCCGCGCAGTATGGAAGTTTGAAAGGAGCCGATGTCGGTCGAAGGGAACTGCGGATCCCATGCTTCAAAACCAACACCCTCGGGAAGTTGAGTAAACGACCCAGGATTTGCGTCCATGATCGGCACGTTGCCGTCGTTTTCGTCGGATATGAACCCGTCACCCGCTGGGCTGGTGAAAAAGCCCATCTTCGAGGCTCCGACGCGCGCGTTGACTATCGCCGCCTCGCGCAGTCCGTCCAGCATTTTCAGACTCGACAACGCCGACGCCATCCAAGGCTCGCCGCGCGTTTGTCCTGCACGCAATTGTCGATATATGTGGATAACCCGCTCTGCCGGTATCCGCTGCGTTTTCGAGCGAATCGGTCTAACGATTTCGGTGTCGCCTGGATGTTCCGTTTTAATGTGGTAGGCGACAGGACGGCGCATGCGATCAAGCTCGACACCCATGCGAATCTGATTGCGTCCATCAGACGCCGCGCGGTTCAGGTCTTCGTCTATCTGATCGGGTTCGATTAATTCGATGGCAAACGAATCGCGCGTCAACGACGGACCGCGGTGCAGAATCAAAAACGCCTCGCCGTCTCGCGCCACGCTCTCGATTGTCAGCCGCTGCACGTCAACCCAACTCAACCGGCCATCGACGGTGCAATTCCCGACCTGACCCCATCGCTTGAACGCGGCTTCAACTGCGTTATTGCCGGTATCGAGCCGGCCCACGCTATCGAGCGCTTTAACCTGCAATTTGACGCCATCGCCGACCACGTTGGTGCCCAGCAGGTCAAGGTAACGCCGCGCGTATTCGTTGTTCCTCGCCAGATCACGAGAGCGCGCGCGAATGCGCGAGAGCGCTGGGCGCAGTTCTGCATCACTGCTGCGCGTACTGCCCACAAAATCACTAAACAGCCGACCGGTATTGGCTGCGGCATAGTTGCGCTTTTTGGTGCTGGCCGGTGCGCGCTTGAACCAATCCACGACGCCCATCTCAGAATCTCACCTGGATGGTGGCCGAGCCTTTTTTGCCGCGAGCCAGCAGCGCGTCGTTTTGCTCTTTCGCGACTTCCGCGCGATATCGATCTCGCCACGTCATCAGTTCCAGAACTGGTATTTTTTGCAGTGACCGGCCTTCGATGCTGTAACTCGCAACGTCGCCATCTGCGCGCCCCGTCAGCACGCTCTCGATCTTGTCGAGCATGATCTGAGCGGTGCTGCGCGGATCTGCGCTGGCAACGTCCAGGTCAGGCTTGATCGTCCAGGTTCCGACCTCAACAACTGCGCGGTTGCTGCTGCTGGTCTGCGTGATCTCAAGCTGCCATTGATAGTCGCCAGCCGTGTAGGCGGCGGTCGTGCTGGTGTCCGCCGTGAACAAAAAATACGAGGTCGTCGTGCCACCGGCCTGGGCGATCTTGATCTCGTCAGACCCGCCCGCGATACGCGCGACGTATTCGGCGGTATAGCCAGTGCCGTAGGTTTGTCTGAGACTTTCGCGTTTCCATTGCACGAAATCGCCGACCCGGAAGGTCAACGGTTCAGTACTGGCCGCATCGCCTGCGTCGAAGACGTTGGACAAGAATGGGTCACCGCCAGCTATTGACAAAACCCGCGTTCCCGCGAGCGCCGAGCAAACGCGTGGTGCTGCGCTTGCTGCCGGTGGCCCCCGTCGTTCCTGCTGCCGGTCTGCGCATGATATCACTGCGCATTCTTGCGTGTATACCCCCGATGTGATACGCGGCAATCGCGTAAGCCATACAGTCGAGGGCTTCATTCCTCGCGCGACTTTTGCGGAACTCGCGGCGCGGGAAACCTTTGTGGTATTTCGTGACAATCCGCTCTGCCGTTAGCTGCGCAAACCACTCCGGTTCGAGCCGATCAGAAAAATGGAGATAACCGGGTCCGGGTTCTTCGATTTTTAGCCGCGAATACACCTGCTCCTTGAGCGCATGTACCCCGATGCCAAACAACGGCACCTTCTGATGATTATTGCGCGTCGGGCGCGAGATCATCGTGCGGCCCTCGCCACCGATGCCTTTGACTGCAAACACGCGAGCCTTTCGAGCCGCATACAGGTAGGTGGCGTTCGTGTGATGTCCGCCCGTGTCGATTGCCGCAGCGGACAATTTCATTGGATCGCCGCCGGATTCGGTCTCGAACTCTCCAAATAGCACCTGATCCAGATCGCCCCATAGTTGAGTCGTGGAGGGATCTCCGTAGATCACCGCGTGGTCGACTACCCACGCCTCATCGCTTCCGTTACGAGCCCAGCCGACCACGGTGACCTCGAGGCGATCATCCTGCACGTCTATGCCGGCAGTGAGCGCACCAACGGCTTCGGGCACGCGAGCGATAGGTTCTGCGCGCTCCATCAGCACGAAATCGTCGACGGCTTCGCCCTGCGCTTCATCCCAACTTTCCGCCAGGTAGGTGTTAATCCAGACGCGCAGTTGCCCCGGTTGATTCTTGACGGCCAGGAACTCGCGCGCAGCGTCGCCTAGCGGAATCCATGGCGAATAAAGGCCAGATATCCAAAACCCCGCGATGCCCTTGAACGGCTCACGCGCACGCCATTCGCCATGCCGAATTGACCACAGCCGGTTTGCCTCGGTCCAGATCGCGCCGCAGTGTTCGCATGCATATGCAGCATCCTCCGGTCGACCTTCGGGCCATTGCACCTGACCCCAGGCCAGCACCTGATGCTCGCCGCAGTGTTGGCACGGCACCCAATATTGCCGCCGGTCGCTGCGCTCGTAGGCGTCCTCGATGCGACTCGCGTCGCGATTGGTCGGCGTACTGACCTGCACGATTTTCCGGTCCCAAAACGTCGAGGACCGTTTGCGAGCAAGTTGCACTGGGTCTCCCTCGCTGCCAGCGCTTGGCGGATATCGGTCGACCTCGTCGAGTAACACAATGCGCACGGATCTACTGGCGAGTCCGGCGGGAGAATTCGCACCGCAGACGCTGATGCTGCCTCCCGGAAACCGCTTATGCATCATCGTGTTGTTTGCGTCTCGGGTTTTCGCTGCCTTGATCTTGCCATCGAGTGCTGGCGTCGACTCAAACAGTCCGTCAGACAACCGATCCTTCGAAAACGCCTGCGCCATGTCGAGTGTGGGCTGCACGCACAAAATTGAGGTCGGACTGTGTTCCACATGGAACCCGACCACGTTCAGGATCGCTTCCGTTTTGCCCAGTTGTGCGCCGCTCATAATGACCACCTCGGCAATGCCGGTGTCGCCGCAGGCGTCCATCATCGCGCGCTGGTATTCCGCACGGCTCGTGTGCCATCGGCCAGCCTCAGAACTACTGGCTGAGCTTAGTCGCCTTGCGCGGTCGGCCCATTCGCTTACCGTCAGCCGCGCCGGTGGTTTTAGCGCCTGCATTGCCGTCTTTGCCGCTTTTCGCATTCGCGCGCGTTGCGCTGGTCTCTGGCTCATAGTTGGCGAGTTCCTCAAGCGCCTCGTAGATTTCAGATTCGACGATCTTGTGACAGATGGTCGGCTCGCTCTCTACGCAAATCAGCGGTGCGGTTTTTGTCGGGATTTGCAGCAGGCGGTTCTTGATGGTCGATACGGTGTCTGCCCATGCGGCGATCACGTCTTCGACTGCGACCAGTTCGCTTTGCGCTTTTGCGAGTTCCAACTCGGCGAGCGCGGCCTGCGCTTCCGTCTTGCGCGCCCTTGCGGCTTCAAAATCTGGGTTGGTCATCTGGTGTTTTCAAAAGTCAAAAACTGGCGAAAAGTTGCGCGCTACGTGACC